CGGGCGCATACTCAGTTCTCGAGGCAATCCGCGCGTCGCTGACCGGATTCCGCGTCCCCGGATGCCGTCAGATCTACCCGCGCGCCGAGAAGTTCATCGAGCGCGACAAACAGGGCGGGGTGTGGATCTATCTAATCACTTTCGGGCTCTCGACCGTCGCCGTCCAGGCGTCGTCCACCCCAAACTTTCCACTCTTCATCCGGGGCGTCGCGATGGAAGAGGGCGGCCAGAGCGAGAGCACGCTCGCGCCGGCGTCGTTTATCTTTAACTCGGCGGGAACGATCCAGCTCCCCAACGGCAATCTTTCAGCGGTAGTCGTGATCACCGCGGGCGGCGCGGTGTTGAGCCCCGGAACCGATTACTCACTCGATGCGGTAAATGGAGTCATCACCGCGCTCGCAGGCGGCGCGGTCTCCGCGAATGAAACGGTAATGGTCGGCTATACCTTCGCCGATCGGGTGATCGCCACGGCGGGCGAAACCGCGCCCACGAACTAACGGAGTACTACTGTGCCGAACGCACAAGAACTAATCGCCGAAATCGCGGGGCAGCGTCCCCGCGCGAGGTAAGAGGACATGTCAGCAAGCTTCCTGCACGGGGTCGAAGTGATCGAAGTCACCACTGGGCCGAATCCGGTCACCGTGGTCAAATCCGCCGTGATCGGACTAATCGGTACCGCGCCATCGTGGGCGGTAACCGCGCCCTCCGTCGCGCCGGCGTCGAACTCTCCGACGCTGGTCAGCTCGGCGCTCGACGCCGCGAACTTCGGCCCGCTGATCCAGGGCTACACGATTCCCTATGCACTCGCGGCAATCCAGGAGCAGGGGGCGGGTCAGGCGATCGTCGTCAACGTGTTCGATCCGACCGTTCATTTTACGGCGATCGCGGCGCAGGCGATGAGCTTCCCGGCCTCCGGCGCTCAGGTCTTGAACCTCGCGCACATGGGTGTCAGCAGCGTGGTAGTCAAGAACCAAGCAGGTTCGACTACCTATACTCTCGGGACTGACTATTCGCTCGACCCCGTCAACGGAGTCATTACGGCGCTCGCGGGCGGCGCGCTGACTGCCGGCGAAGCGGTAAGCGTCTCGTTCAACTATGCGGATCCGACCAAGGTTACCGACGCTGACGTAATCGGCGCAGTCACCAGCGGCGTGTACACCGGGCTTCAAGCGTTGCAAACCACGTACGGCACGATGGGCTTCTTCGCGAAGCTGCTCGCCGCTCCCGGCTATGCGGAGAACCAGGAGGTCGCGGGCGCGCTTGCCGTGATGGCGAATACTATCCGTGCGATGGCGCTGGTCGATTCCGCGCCCTCGACTCCTGTGGCCACCGCGCTCGCGAACCGCGCAGTGGCGGGCAACACCTTCGACACTTCCTCGAGCCGCGTGATCCTGTGTTACCCGCAGCAGCAGTTTTCTGACGCGGGCCTGGTGCCGACGGGAGTGACGTTGACCTCGGCCGGGATACCGATTCCAACACGGTATTCCGGAACTTCGGTCGGCCCGTTTTCGCAATGGGTGGCAGGCGCGATCGCGGCCAAGGATCTCTCGAATGGCTATTGGTGGTCGCCTTCCAATACCGAGGTCGAAGGAATTCTTGGGCCCGACGTGAGCATCTACTCTTCGATTCTCGATCCGCTTTCAGACTCGAACAACCTGAACGCGCAGGGAATCGTGACCGTGTTCAATGCGTACGGAACCGGCTTACGCGTTTGGGGCAATCGCTCGGCCGCGTATCCGACGGACACCGCGCCGGACAATTTCATCAACGTGCGGCGCACGATGGACGTGATCGAAGAGTCGATCGAGCTCTCGATGCTGCAGTTCATCGACCAGCCAATCTCGAACGCGCTGATCACGGCGATTCTCGCAAGCGTGAACGGGTTTATCCGCAGCCTGATCCAGCGCGGCGCGCTGGTCGCCGGCTCAGCCAGCTACGATCCATCGGAGAATCCCGCCAACCAGGTCGCCGCCGGGCAACTGGTCTTCGACATAGACGTGATGCCGCCGCCGCCGGCCGAGCGGCTCACCTTCCAAAGCTATATCGACTCGACCCTGCTGTCGCAGCTTGGCCAGACCAGTCCGCAAACCACGACCGCCTCTGCGACCGCGTAGGAGCATCGGCGAATGAATATCCAGATCAACTCACTGACTAACGCGAATATCTATATCGACGGCGTTGGCCTGCTCGGCCGCGCCGAGGAAATCCAGATCGCGCATCCCAAGCATAAGATGATCGACTACAAGGGCCTGGGGATGGCTGGAACCGCGGAGCTGTGGGCGGGAGTCGCCAAGCTCGAGTCGAAGATCAAGTGGGCCTCGTTCGACGCCGAAGTGCTGACGTTCGCGGCGAGTCCGTTCACGGCGCACTCCTTCCAGACGCGCGGTAACCTGGAACAGTATACCAGCCAGGGGCGTAGCGCCGAGCTGCCGGTCGTCTACCTGATGACGGGAGTGTTTAAGGACGCCGGCGCGCCCGCATTCAAGCAGCATCAGATGGTCGAGACGACTTCGGCAGTGAGTATTTATCACGCGGAGCTCTATGTAAACGGCGTACAGATTTATCTTTACGACGTGTTCGCGAATCTTTACGTGGTCGGCGGAGTCGATCAGCTTGCCGATTTCCGCAGCAACCTGGGCGGCTGATGCTCGACGAGACCACGAACTTCAAGCGAGGTGGGACGATGGCCGAAGAAATGCGAGTAAACGGAGTTGTGATCGGGATGGATCGCGAAGCGGCGCGCGACGAGTCGCACGCCTTCGAGCTGCCTTCCGGAAAGAGGGCTATCGTGCGCAGGGGCTACGGCCGCGATTTGATGCGCGCGCAACGGGCAGCGGGCGGTGACGATCCGAACGCGGTGGTGTTCGCGCTGGTCGCGGAGCTGGCGGAGATCGCGGGACGGAAGATCGTGTACGAAGACGTCCTCGCGATGGACCTGGCCGACGTGCTTGCGCTGCAGGCCGAGGTGATCGGCGAAAATTTTCAGCTCCCTCCGCCGCCGGATTCGCGGGACTCGTCCGATTCGGATTTCCGCTAGTGGAACTTCGGGCGATGGATTTCGCGGAACTCGAATACTGGACCCGCGCGGTGCGCGACTATGCTCGCGCGCTGGCCGGCGGCGGAGGGGAAGCCGAGCTGGGTGTTGAATGACCGCTATTCCAAAAGGGGACGGAGTCTGATGAGTGCGCGACTATTTGTAGGAAACCTGAGTTTTCGGTTGAGCGACGACGAACTCCGCGAGGCCTTCGCGAACGTGGGTATCGTCGAACGCGCCGAGGTCGTGCGCGACCGCTTCGACGGGCGTTCGCGTGGATTTGGTTTCGTCGAAATGGCGCGTATCCAGGATGCCGCGGCGGCGATCGAACATCTCAATGGCGCCGACCTCGCCGGCCGTCCGATGCGGGTTGAAGCCGCAACCTCAGTCCGCCGCGATAACCAGGGCGGCGCTGCCGCGCGTACTGACTGACGATCGCGTCGTGGCTATTCGGAGGAAGAGCATTGTTTGCTGAACTCGGCACAATCCAGTTTGAAGTGGTCGGTTCGCCCGAGGGAATCGAATCCGAGCGCGGATATTTTTACGCGGAGCAGCAAGTGATTGAAGCGCAGCCTCGGCTGCAGTGGACGGGAGACAGCCTGGAGCGGCTGTCCTTCGATCTGCTGCTGCACGCGTCGCTCGCGAATCCCGAGCTTCAGGCTGCCGCCCTGCGCGCGGCGGCCGAGACTCATCAGGCGATGCCGCTGGTGCTCGGCAATGGGACCCTGCGCGGTTACTTTGTGATCGAGACGATCATGACGCGCGCCGCGCAACTCGACGCCGGCGGCGCTCCGATCGCACTGCGGTTGCGGCTTGGGCTCAAACAGTGGGCCCTCGACTCGGTGCTCGATCCGGGGGCCGCGGCCGTCCCGAGTTTCGCGCCGCTCGGCCTGCTGTCCGGCTCGAGCACCGCGAGCGCGCCGGCCGCGTCGTTGTCGCCGGCGGGACTTAGCGCGCTGCTGGCAAATCCTGCGCCATCGGCTCCGGCCACCGCGATCCAGCAGCCCGGTGATATCTCGACCGCGGCGATCACGCGCAGCGTGGCGCGATGACGCCGACGCAGTACATCGCGCATGTCACTCGCGCTGGCGAGCGCTGGGATTTGCTCGCGTGGCGTTACTATGGCGACGCGGCGCGCTTTAATCCGATGATCATGGCAAATCCGCTGGTTCCGATTGAGCCGGTGTTCGAGGCTGGAATCCTGATCGAAGTTCCGATTCTGAGCGCAAGCAACTTGCAAAGCACGGACCTCCCGCCATGGAAAAGCTCGAGTGCGGCATTGATTAGCGCCGCAAGGAGTGCGTCATGAGCGCCGCCGCCGCATACTCAGTTCCGTCGCCCCAGTGGATACTCAATTATGCGGGAGTGAATATCTCGGGCGAGATCTCCGCGATGGTGCGCGCGATCAGCTATGTCGATCGGCTTGGCGCAAGCTCGGGTGACCTGTGCGTTGAGGTGGAAGATCACGCGCAGCGCTGGCAGGGACCGTGGTACCCGGCGCTGGGCGACAGTGTCGAGGCGTTCCTCGGGTATAACGGCGGCCAGCTCCTCGAGTGCGGATCGTTTCAGGTGGACGACCTGCAATTATGCGGGCCGCCCGACGTGTTTCGGCTGCGATGCCTGGCGGCTTACGTCACGCCCGCGATGCGCACGCGCAACAGCGCCGCGTACGAAGGCCAAACCTTGCTTGGGATCGCTGCGACGATCGCAGGCAAGTACGGACTCGGTCTGGTCAGCGCGCCTGAAGTCGAGGACGTGGCATTCGCGCGCGTGACGCAGCGCGACGAGACCGATCTCCAATTCCTGGCGCGTCTCGCCGATGAATTTGGCTATGACTTCACTGTCCGTGGCACGCAAATGGTATTCTACGCGCATGCCGCTCTGATGATTGCGGCGCCGATCGCCACGATAGTGCGCAGCGATCTCGAGCGATTTGAGTTTCGCAACCGCACGCGGCGGATATATGCTGCTGCCTCTGCTGCGTATTTCGATCCCTCCGGCAAACAGCTTATCGCGCAGAGCGCATCGGCGTCAGTAGCGACACCGACCGGCGATACGCTCAAGCTAATCGCGCGATGCGAGAATGCGGTGCAGGCGGGGCTCCGCGCCACGGCGGCGCTGAATCGCAATAACCAGTCGTTCTTCAGTGCGCGTCTGACCGGACCAGGCAATCCGGCTCTCTCGGCGGGGTGCAACGTGTTGCTTTCCGGATGGGGGATGCTCGACGGGATCTATCTGATTGAGACCGCGCGTCATCTGCTAAGTCGCGAGCGCGGCTACACGACCGAACTCGAAGCGCTGCGCAGCGTGTGAGGTAGGGCGATGGTGCATCATGAGGATCGTCGCTCCGCGGCGCCCGGCATGTTCCGGGTCGGGATTGTACAGGAGCAGGATACGGCGCTGGCCCGGGTGCGCGTGACGTTTGCCGATTATGATCAGCTGCGAAGCTGGTGGCTGCCGATCGTCGTGCCCAAAAGCCAGAACGACAAGGCTTACTGGATTCCGGATCCTGGCGAGCAGGTGGTATGTCTGATGGACGCGCACGATGAAGCGGGCGCGGTCCTGGGCGCGATCTATTCATCGGCCGACGCGACGCCGGTCAGCAGCGCCGACAAATGGCATCTCGCATTCAAGGATGGCGCGGCATTTGAGTACGATCGCGCAGCGCACGTGCTGAGTCTCCAGTTTACCGACGGTGCGTCGATCAGGTACGACGGCGGCGCACATGCGCTCACGGTCGCGTTGCCTACGGGCGCCACCCTGACGATCGGGGCGGGCGCCGCTTCGATCGCGATCGACGCGCAAGGGAACGCGCAAGTCACGTCGCTCGCGCAGATTCGGCTCGGCGCCGGGCAGTTGAAAGGTGTCGCACGCCTGGGCGATCAGGTGACTTGTCCGGCGGGCCTTGGATCGATCACCAGCGCGAGCCTGATCGTGGAGGCGGAGTAAGATGAGTGCAGACGCGGTCACGCTTGCCGACATCACCTCAGCGGATTGGTCGCTCAAGCTCGGGGCGATCGGCCAGGTGGTGCAAGGCGTCGCCGACGTCGATCAATGCGTCGCGATTATCCTCACTACTCCGCTCGGCAGCGATCCGCTGCGTCCCACTTTCGGTTGCGATATCTGGCGCTACATCGATCATCCGATGTCTGAGTCGCTGCCCGCGATCGTTCGCGAGCTGACCGCCGCGCTGACGCTATGGGAGCCGCGCATCAGCCTGGTGAGCGTCATGGCAGTCCCGGTGCTCGATACCACTACTCAGTCGGGGGCGCATCTGGACGTGAGCGTGACCTGGCAGCTCAATTTGTCGGGGCCGCCGAGCACCGGCCCTAACACTACTACGACCACTACCGTCTCGCTTGGCGCGGCTGCCCAGTGAACGGCAAGGATATAGACTGATGGCAGCAGGAATCCCTTCGCTTCCGTCCCCGGTCTTCGTCGATGATTCCGACGGGCTCGATCCGAATCTGGTGCTCGCCGACATGATCGCGGAGTTTGAGGCGGCCGCCGACCGCACGCTGCAGCCCGCGCAGGTCGAGCGTCTTCTGATCAACCTCTACGCATATCGCGAGTCCCTGGTCCGCAACGCTATTCAGTATGCGGCGCAGCAGAACCTTCTTGCTTTTGCGATCTTTCCGATGATCGACTACCTGGGCCAGCTCGTCGGAGTGACCCGGCTTACCGCGCAGAGCGCGACCACGACGCTCGAATTCACTCTTTCAAGCGTACTGACGGTAGCGATCACGATCGCGCAGGGCACTTTGGTCGGCACGATCGACGGACAATACTCATTCGCGACCACTGCGGCGTTGGTGATTCCGGCCGGCTCGATTGCGGGTGCGGTGGGCGCGTCGGCGGTCCAGTCCGGCCCGGGCGCCAATGGCTACCTCGCGGGGCAGGTCAACGCGTTACTCAGTCCGAGTGCGACTGTCGCCAGCGTGAGCAATACGACCACCACGGCAGGGGGCTCGTCGCCAGAAACCGACGACCATCTTCGCTCGCGTATCCAGGCTGCTCCGAATCAGTTTAGTGTGGCCGGACCGGCTGGAGCGTACAGGTTTTTCGCGCTGAGCGTCGATCCGTCGATCGTTGACGCACAAGTAATAAGTCCGGCGCCGGGACAGGTCAACGTATATATCCTTACCGGACCGGTTGCGGTCCAGCCGCAAAGCGCGCCGAACCCTGCCGGAGTCGCGGGAACGCCGTTGCTCGAGGAAGTCTCGTCCGCGCTCAGCGCCGACTCGGTGCGTCCTTTGACCGACACGGTCAACGTGCTCGCGGTGACAGAGGTTGACTACCAGATTACCGCGACGGTGACGCTTTACTCAGATGCGGATCCGGGTGCGACGATGGCGGCGGCGAACAATGCCGCGGTGCAGTATGCGCTTGGGATTGCCGCGAAGATTCAACGCGACATCGTACCGAGCCAGCTGATCGCGGCGCTGTCGGTCCCGGGCGCGTACGAGGTCACGCTGACCGCGCCCGTCTATACGCAACTTTCGGCGGGCCAATGGGCGAACTGCACCGCGATTTCGCTGACCTCCGCAACGTCGACTGAACATTCGTGATGCGCTGCGCCAATCAGATCATCATTCTGGGCGAAGCCGCCGCGGCGAGAGC